AGCTTTAATTTTTTAGCACGCGCCGCCTGTCGTTGTCAAGGGGAATCCCTCCCGCCTACCACCATTCTTGTTTATCCAGTCCCTACTTTCCTGTTCTTCTCTATTCTTTTTTACACTTATTCTCGCCGGCAGATCGCTTGCTATTCCCTCGCCGATCGGTTGCTAATTCGCCTGCAGATCGCTTGCGGATTGGTCCCGATTAGCTCGCCGGCGCCTATCTTATTATTGTGCGCACTATGCGCGCATCATTCTAATTGGTTGCAGATCGCCGGCAGATCGCTTGCTATTCGAATCGCTTAAATTCGGCTTTGTGAGCGTACACAAAAGAATTCTCTTGACAATAACTGACCACTTAGTTTATACACTCTCTAACGTTAGTAATCGGAGCTATTGAGATGCTATTCGAAAATCAGACAATTCAGATCGCCGGCGCCCAGCCCGGTTTCGATTTTCCCGTTCCTCTAACCGAGAAGTACCGGCCGCAATCGATCGAATCCTTTATCGGCTTAGAAAAGCCGCGCGCGATTATGCGCAAATTGGTTGCGAAACCATTCCAGAGTGCATGGATTTTCAAGGGTTCATCTGGTACTGGCAAAACTACTCTTGCAATGGCCGTTGCCAAAGCTATACCGGCCGAATTGCATCATATCCCCTCGCAAGAGTGCAATTTGGCCACCTTGGAGCGTGTCATGCGGACCTGCAACTATCTTCCGATGACCGGCTTTAAGTATCACCTTGTTCTAGTAGATGAAGCCGATCAGATGTCGCCGGCCGCGCAATTGTACTTACTCTCTAAACTGGATTCGACAAACTTTCCGCCTAACACTATTTTCATTTTCACCTGTAATTCTACCGATCGCTTAGAAGATCGCTTCCTAAGCCGCGCACACGTCCTCGAATTCTCTAGCTATGGACTGTCACAGGATGCGGCGAAACTACTTGAGGCGATCTGGGACAAAGAAACCAATTGCGCGGCCGATCGCCCAAATTTCGCGCGCATAGTCAAAGACTCTGCCAATAACGTTAGAGAGGCTTTGATGCGACTTGAAACCGAGGTAATGGCGGCCGTCTAACAATTTCGCCGGCCGAGCCGATCGCCGGCAGATCAAAACGAAAGTGAGCTATTGAGATGAACGAAAAAGCAGCAACTATCAAAGCCGAAGTGAAAACCCTAGTCGAAACACTCGCCGCTGAAACCGATGCGGCGAGACAATCCGACCAATTCAAAAACTTCTTAGATACGTGCGCTATGTTCCACGATTACTCATGGCACAATTGCGCACTCATTTGGAGTAAGAAGCCGAATGCAACGCGCGTTGCAGGGTTTCGGACCTGGCAAAAGATGAACCGTTTTGTAATGAAGGGCGAGACAGGAATTCCAATTTTCGCGCCTATGTTCTTCAAAGACAAAGCCGCGATTGCGGCCGGCGCCGGCGAGAACGAAGCGAAACGACTTGGTTTTCGCATTGTGTATGTTTTCGACATCTCGCAAACCGACGGCCAACCATTACCGGAATTACCGGATGAGTGTGCCGGCGAGCATTCGGATTGGTTGGTTGAATCGCTGGAAGCGATCGCGCGCAAGAAGTCTATTTGCGTCAAGTATGAACCGATCGAAACGGCCGCCAAAGGATACGCACACCGCAAGGGTAGCGAGATAGTGATCGATTCAGAACTCCCGGCCGCCGATCGCGCGGCCGTCCTCATCCACGAATTGACACATTGCCTTTCGCACTTCGGCGACTATAAGCCCTCACAGAAACAAAGAGAGTTAGAAGCCGAAGCCGCTTCCTATGTGATCGCTTCTCACTTCGGCTTAAAGCCTAGGTCCGAATTCTATCTAGCAAGTTATGGAGTTACGGCGGCCGATTTGATGAACTCCCTCGAAACCGTCCAAAAGACGGCACAGGAGATTATTGGATTGGTCGAGGAGCACGATGCTACCGGCGAGAATGTCGAATGCTCCGGCGAGCAGTGGAATTAGACGGAGGACGGCGAGCCGCGCGCAACCACGCGCGGCCGTAACTCCCGCGCGCGAATGTCCGAACGATCGCGCAACAGAGTTAGAGAAGGAGCTTTTGAGATGGACACCTTAGCAATCTACATAGCGAATCAAGATGCGATCGAGTTAATGTGGCCCTCGCGCATCAAAGTCAGAAACGATCCTTTCGCTCACAAATTGTTGGCGCATGCCCAGGAATATCTGGCAAAACAAAATGCAAAATTGATGGAGGATGAGGGAAATAAATTGATGGAGGATGACGGAAATTAGACGGAGGACGGCGAGCCGCGCGCAACCACGCGCGGCCGTAACTCCCGCGCGCGAATGTCCGAACGATCGCGCAACAGAGTTAGAAAAAGGAGCTATTGAGATGCCAGCACCAAACAGAGTTATCGTGATTCATTACACAGATGGGAAGCGAGATGTTTTAAGACTCGACCCCGAAGCTTTCCCTCAAGTTTTTGCGAGTGATGGGATTTTGAATATTCGAGGTAGCTTCCAAAGCGTAGGCCAATTCATTTGGCACTACTTCCCCTTAATCAACATCAAGCATTACCAGATCGAAGCAGGGGAAAGCGCATGATCGAAACCATGAACCTATTTGAACCCAACCCGACGCCGGCGCCGGCGATCGCTGAGAAGATGAAGCCGCGCCATTTCTACCGTTGTGCCGATTGCCTGACCGTTGTAGCTGTCGCCGATCGCTTAGAGGAGATATACGACGACCGGCGCGGCAGAGTGCCGAAAGCAATCTGTGACGCTTGCGAGGGAGGAATCGAGTACCTCGGGGAAACCGTCGCCGACTCATTCCTTCAAAAGCAAACCGGATGGCGGCCGATTTGTGACGCCAGATGTACCGGCGCGCGCGGCCCTAGCTGTGATTGCCACTGTGGAGGGAAGAACCACGGCAGCGGAATCGTAGTCCCGGTTTACACCCACGGCCCCATCCCGCGCGTAGGAACTCCGAAGGCCGGCGCCGCGCGCGCGATCGAGTACCGGCAACTGTGCGAGCAGTTCAAAGCCGAATGGTCAAAAGCTTTTCAGCCCCTGGGCGATCGCCGCAAGGCCGGCGAATGGCTCAACCCCGATGAGTTTCGGAAGTGGAATCGAGGAATTCAGATCCTCGCAAACTTCCGCCACGCCAAAGGAATGCGCGCTCACCACGCGCGAAACAAGTCAATCCGCAACGCAATTGCAGAAGTTCTGCAATAGAAAAGAGAGCTATTGAGATGAACTATCGAGAACTGGCAGGACTAGCCCACTACCATACCTGGGCCGAAAAGATGAAACGGCCGATCGATGCCCACAACAAGGACATTCTCGCCCGGCGCCAGCGATTTCTTGACGAACGCAAGGAGATTGGAGTCGGCGACTTTGTAATCGTCGGCGAGAACCTCCATCGAGTCGCCCACCATTGGGGAGATTCGATTCAACTCACCAGCGGCAGCAGCGGCAGCTTCTATCTTGGGGACACATACGTCGATTACAGTGGAGGACTTGAACCAGGAATCCCGATCGCAAGATTTGAAGCGACCGAGGAACGCAGATTTGGCTCCGTTTGGTTCTTCTCTGAAAATATCCGAATGGCCCACAATGGCTTTGATACGCTCGCTAACTTTAGAGTTTGGCGACTGAATCCCGAGCCGGCGCCGTTTGATGTGGCCGACTTTTTCCCACGTCCCTAAAAGAAAAGCGGCGATCGGTTGAGATGCCGATCGCCGTTTGTCCCTGACCTCGCGCCAGGGACTAGGAGCTATTGAGTAAATGCAGTGTACCACAGAAAAGGAGTTATTGAGATGAAGGAATATACCGTTGAATTCCAAGGCCGCGAGCACAAGACGCGCGCCGCCTCCGCTCATACTGCGATCGCGAATGTTGTTCGCGCCGTTCCCGATCGCTTGATTATCGGCCGCCCTGTCACCATCAAGAGAGTTACCAGGTTATCGAAGCAGTACTTTGTGACCGCCGATGTCCCTTGCGATCCACCAGGCAGCCACAAGAAAGAGAATGTCGCCGGCCCGTTCACAGACAAAGAACTTGCTTGGCTTCAATCCGTCCAGATCGAACGCGAGCACCCCGATTACCGCTTTGTCCATACCACTTGGAGGTACACACCATGAACGATCCTCATCCTTACAATGTCGCTCTCTACGGCGAACTCGACGCTGTGGAGCAACTTTTGATGGATGGCTATGCCGAGAATGTTTCGATCCTCGCGGCCGTCTGCACCAATCTACTGCGCCGATTGCGCGCGATGCCGCTTCACTGCCCGACGCATGGCGCCGTCAACTGTCCAAAGTGCATGGCATCGAAGGGAGGAAAGGCGACCGCTGCAAAGGACCCCGCAGTAATTCGCGAGCTTCGCAGCCGGCCGCCAGGGGAGGGAAAACAACCGCGCGGCTATCCCAAAGGACGCCGGCGAATTAAGGCGCCTGAATCGTCTCAGCCGATCGATTCGTAAACTTCTGGACCGCTTTCAAGAGACAGGCAGTGCCGCAGATCGCATGGACGGCATTGCCTGTCATCAGATCCTCTTTGAAGGACGTTATTACCATCCTGCCAACCCCATCGATCCAGACACACCACCAATGATTGACAGCCCCTTTTGTGGCTGGACACATCGCGCATTCGATCCGCTTTTCGACCCGCTTCGCCGGCCCCAAGGGATCATAGTTATTTTCTTGCGCGCTGTGCGCCGGCGATTCTTCGGTGATCCTGAGCCCTACTTGATCGCTCATCCTTTGGCCGCCTCTTCTTTGACGAATGCCGTCACTTGCCGGTAGCCCATCTTTTCGGCGATCTTCGGACCAGGAGCATAGTCACCGCGCACAACCTTACTCAAGAACTGAGCCGATACCCCGAACTCAGTCGCCAGGGAAGTATAGTTGTGGCCATTGTTCAGCTTGCGCTTGATTAACTCCCGAAGATGGCGCTCGCCGATAATATGCCGCTGTTCAATCGGTTTTTTCATGCTTCTTACCTTTGCCTTTCTTTGGCGCCGGCGCGGATTCCTTCTCGGGTTCATCGTGGACGCTCACGACCTGGCCGTCCTCCATTACGATTCCGACCTTGCCGCTTGTATCGACGCGCTCGATCCAAACCTGGTAATCGCCTTTCTCTGCCATCTCCGCGATTAGCGCCAGATTCTTGTCATCGAGGAGACTCCCGTCACGAATGCGGATAACCCGCAGCTTCGGATTCGCCGCCATCGCGATCGCCACCGACACTCGCAACTGTTCCGCATCGCTCGCCACGTTCAGCGGCAGATCGTTGTAAAGGACCTCGCCATCCCCGAAGCCAAGCCCGGGGACCGGCATCTCAGCTTTAGCGATCGCTTCGGTCTTTTGTTTGTTGCGCGCCTCGATCGCGTTGGTCAGGCGAGTTTGCTCATTTTCGGTTTCCGCGATCTTGGCCTCGACTTGGCGCCGGCGATCGCGATCCTCAATAAGCTTATTGTGCCGGCGCCCTTCCTCGATCGCGCCGGTGAGGACCGCTAAATCTACGAATGCCTCTAAAGCCGGCATCTTAAGTTCACCTTCGCCGAGAGCGTCCGCTTCGGTTTCGATCCTGTTCGCCTCCGCGTCAATCGTTTCCGCCAATCTCCGCAGACGTTCAGCTTCATCGCGCTGTTTGCGAGCGGCCGATCGCAGTTCCTCAATGCGCCGTTTCGCATAATCGCGCCGATTCTTTTCGGCCGATATTGCCGCATTCTTTTCGCCAGCCTCAGCCAATTCCTGAGTCAGCTTAGTAAGGTCGATCGATTCGGCCGGTAGGTTTTCAGGGACGGCGATCGCATCCTGCTCAGATTGCAAGCCACGAAGCAGCCGGCCGACTTCCGTCCTCTTTTTGTAATCCTCTTCGTTCAATTGATCGATTTCATCGAGATTGATTTCCAGCTTGACCAGGCGCCGCAGTTCTTCGAGTTGTTCTTTGGGATGAAGGCGAGTAAAGCCGAGCGGGTCAAAGGAAATCCGCCCCATCAGATCATCCAGCATCTTTTGAGGAGACTTGTAGCTTGCCCCTTGTGCATTCTCGACGGCGAGACTTGTACCCCCGCCCTCGATGAACCGGCGCGTTACTACCACGTCGCCCAGGTCGAGGCGAATCTTAGCTTTGCCGGCGCCCTTGCGGACCGGCGCCGAGGGAATGCTGACCGTGCCACAGATCGCATACTCGATCGCATCTAGCACCGAAGATTTACCCTGGCCGTTGGCGCCGGTGATTTGCACCATAGAGCCTTTGGGTGTGATTTCGACCACCTTCAATTTCTTGATGTTCTCAGCCGTGAATTGCTTGATTTTCATTTCAATAGCTCTCTTTCGTCCTGAAGGGTAAAGGGCTGTGAGTCAAGGGACGGGGAAGGCTCACAGCCCCTTTGGGGGAGAAGTTTTAGGCGCCCTTTCTCAGCAGCCTGGGACCTTTGCGCCGATCGGCCCACCGTTTCTTCATCAGATCCGACAGACGCTTTCGGCCGGCCGCCGTGATGCCATACGATCGCCGGCCGCTTGCATTGACGACGCCCTTCTTGCCGCCAAGGGCGATCAGTGCCTCATCAATTCGATCGCGCTCATCTTTCAGCGCGGTTACTATTTCCTCTCGATTCATTCTTGCCTCCGATTGGCTGGATTTGTTAACTGCTTTGGCCCAACTGCCGTTTCTACTTCATCAGGTGATGCAGCATCGCGATTAGAGCCGCGATGTGAGACAACATACTGGCAATATGCAGACGACTCATGATCTTTCTCCCTTCTGAAATATTCGCGCCACCAGGCGCGGTTAAGTAGAGCAATCAATTTGCGATCGCAACAGGTTGCAATCGCCGCCTCGATTGCCTCAAACTTCGTTTGGTCCTTTGGCAAGTTTTTCTACCGTGGCGCAGATGTCGCCGACCGTTTTCCACTTCTCAGCCGTCTCATCCACGATTTCAATATCGAGCGCCTCTTCTACTCCCATCATCAGTTCTATGATGTCGAGCGAATCCGCGCCCAGGTCATCAAACAGGTTAGCGTCGGCCGTGCATTCGGCTTCATCGACGCCGAGGATTTCTGCCAACACGTTTCTAACTTTAACGTGATGGGGAGGTATCTTGCTTTCTTTTGGTTTCATGGATTAAGTACCGAAGAAAATCTACCTTGCCAGTGAGATTGCCGAGTCTCCGCAAAACCTCATCGGAATGCCCCTTGCGGAAAATGTCATCGCCGAGATAAGCCAGGTCGCGCGACATTTCATCTAGCACGTCTTGTAAGTGCTCGATGGATACATAAAGGGAGGTTTCTAGCAGGAAACTGTTGCTCATCTCAATAGCTCTCTTTCGTTTCAACCAAAGCTACTACTTTGGCTGTTCCGAGTCAATAAAATTCTTTTGTTGAAATCGAGTCCGAATTGTGGAAATAAAAACCCCTGCCGGAAGGCCCGGCAGGGGTGTGAAAAAGTAGTGCACCCTTCGAAAAATTTTTACTGGCCGGCCGTTGCGCCCTGTGCCACAACCGTAGTCGGCGGGACCGGTGTCGGCGGTGTCGGTTTTGCCGCTTTGGGATGGAACAAGGCCGCGAAACGCATGATAACGGGAAAGATCGAGGTTGCGATCTGAGTCGCCGCTGCAGCTTCCGCCTGGATGGTTGGGTCGTCGGTTGCGGCAGCAGCCGTCGCGCCGGCAACTTGAATCATGCCCTGTACTGCATCCTGGTGATCGCCGCTGTTAAATTCTTTGACGTGAGGCGCGGTTGCCTGAATTGCCTCATCTGCCAAGGTGAAAGCTTTTAGGAACGTTCCGAAATTCAAAACTAGCCTCCTGCTTTGGCCTCGTTTGCTTTGGCCGGCGCCGCCGCATCTTCATCGGGTGGCGTAGGGCTCTTTGCGAGGTAAGCGAAGGCGAGTTTAGCGCCGGCGAGTGCACCAAACAAGACAATTGTGAAAACCGTCCTAAAAAGATTCGGGCCAAAGTTGAAGCTTTCGGGAGCTACGGCCGGCAGAATAAGACTTGTTTCGATAAAACTGGCAAAGCCGCCCACAAAGGCAGCCATTAACCCATGCAACCACCGCTTTGTTTGAATCGTCATTGCGCGCTCGCAGTAATAGTTATCCCTGGCGCTTGATCGAAGTATTCGTGGAAGATTTCGAGGACCTTTGAGCCTCGCTTTGGATCAGTCGCCCAGGAGGATGAGACTTCAAGAACGTAGGTTGTCGGATCTTCGGACGCCAAGGCTCGCGCATAATGCGGAAGATGCGGAGCCAGTCGGCGAAGCGTATCCATGCGATCTTTGAAACAGGCCGCCCAATCGGGATAGTGAACCCATGCAGCATTGACGACGACCCACTCCCCTCCCTCGAATTCCTTGGTTGGTAAAACATGAGTGCCATAGACAGGGTGGGTGTGTTGTTTCATTCCAAAGAGATTGCGATCGGCAACGGCCAAGTCAGAAGTTCCATAGCGAGATTCAAGGGCAGCTTCGCAAGCCGCCATCTCGGGGAAAATGTGTCCCGATTGTTCAGCCGCTACCGCCGCCCGTTGAATAAACGCTATCTGAAACTCTTGCATTCGTGCCTTCTTATTTGAAAATTTTGCTTAACAGATGTTCCATCGCGACCGTACCCACGGCCGTTGCCGCCGTGGCAATACCACTTACTTTCCAGACGATTCGATCGATCTTGTCTAGCCGTTGGTGGGCGCTTTTTGCACTGCGCTCGACCTTGGCCAACCGTCCAGTTTCATTCTCTACTTCGGGATCAGCCGTTCCAAAAAGTTTGATACACATAGTCCGAGTGTTATCGCGAATCTCTTCCAGAATCGCGTGCGTGTCCTGTGCAGGTTTTGTCCCTGGGGTCATAACTACAGAGTTTGCCGCTTCTCCTGGAAATTCGCTATTCATTTTGCAGGTTCAAATCAACTGTCGCCCATGCTCCTGCAGTATTGGCGCCTGGCACTGCCGAACCGACGATCAAAGAACCATATTTGAAACCACCAGCCAACCCGCACGCCGAAGCGCCGTTTGCCAAAAAAGCTACAATGCCACCTGTACACACGGTTCCGTTAATAGTTTGCGAAGTTTCGCTACCGGAGCCACCACCAGCGGCCGAAATGTAAGGAATGAATCCCGCCATGCCATCAGGAAATCTCGCGCCGGGTAATGCGTTTACGATTGCCCCGCAATTAATCTGGCCAGCCCCGCCGCCACCGCTGATGGTGACAGTCGTTTCGCTGCTCCCCAAAGTGCTAGTGCCCCCTGCGATGTTTACTAGCACATAAGCGACTTTATAACTGCCATCGGCGAGGCTTCCACCGCTTAAAATTGGAGAGCACGTCAAGGAAGCAGGAGTCAGAGTAGAAGTCGTTTGCGAAATGATGCCAACAATTTCATTTGCACCTGGCCGACTGGCGCCGGCATCATGGAAGGCACCTCCCTCCGTGCTACTTAACTGCGCGTAATGTCCCGCCGTCGTTGCACCATCGAAAGTCAATTGTGACTGTCCGGCAAAAGCGACATCCACGTTCCCAACGTTGTTTGTTCCACTCAAGTTAACCTGTTGATCGCGTACCATCGCAACGCCGATCGCGCCGGCCGTGTCAGTTGTAGCCGTAATGATCGCTTTACCCGCAGAAGTGAGCTTGACGCCCAGCGAAGGATACGTGCCCGTAGTCGTATCGTTCGGATAAGTCTTGGTGTAAGGAGTCGGCCCGAGCATCCAGATCTTATTGTCAATTCCGATGGCTGCCGAGGCGTCAGTCCAAGGAACAGTCGAAGGATTGACTGTTTCCTTGTTACCAATAAATTGAATCGGATTTTGGATGAAGGGAAATTGATTGCCCGTTGGTGTAGCGAAATGGACCTTCGCCGTGCTCGAACTGTTAGTCGAAAAAATGTTGTTCAAAAAAGTGACGTAGAGGTTTTTCGCGGTTTTATTGACGACGATCGCAGGAAAGCTTGTGGATGGCCCGAGAGAATTATTGAGGTACATTCCCTGAACCGTGCCACTGTCAACATTGTCTAGGAACAGAGGAGCGACCAGGTTGGAATCAGATACTTCGGAATCACTCTGCACTCCTATGATCGAGAGTGTATTCGTGTTGCCGGCAACTCCATGAATCAGCCAAGGGATAACACTTGTCGAATCCACCAGGAAATAGGAATCGCGCACAACCGAATTCGAAGGTCCGATAAAACCATAGGCGCCACCGTTGAGCGAAATCTTTTCGAAGGAAGAGATACCTGTCCCAACAAAAAAGGCATACCTCTGCGCAGCTCCTACTCCGGTAAACCACAGATCAGAATAATTCGAATTGAAAGGACAACCCCACTCGACTTGAATACCGTTCCCGTTTGATCCAAACATTCCAATCTGACTCAGTGTGACACCGATTCCGGGGTTGAAATATTCGCCGCCGTAGGTAAAAGCAATTCCTTGAACATTCGCCTGCTGCGCCCCGCCAGGGCAGAAATCAGTGCGGTGAATAACCAAAAAAACGTTTTTCTGCGTGCCGCCGGTATAAGTGACGCAGGTTGTAAAGGGACCGTATTGCGTGATGAAAGGACAAGCTAAAAGTGTCGCGGCATCAGCCGTCGTGAATTTGGCACTAGGCGGACCAAAACCGCTTGTATAGCGAGCATTGCTGGAAATCCGCAGCCCATCGAGCACCCCATAGAAGCCGCCGCTTGTACCGAGCGCCAAGCCATTGCCGGTGATGTTGGAACATCCACTGATATTTGATGCCCCGCCGTCACAGCCGATGTGAACCGCTTCGTAAAGTTGCTGTTGAATGTTGCCGGTTGCGGCCGTCGTACCTGAAACTACTCCGTTTACAAAGACACGAATGTTACTGCCATCGTAGCTCATCGCTATGTGATAAGCACTGCCAGCACTGATTGTTGTAGCGCCAGAGTTAACGGTCTTTAGAGTGCCAGCAATATTGAGTGCCCCATTAATCTGGCCTGAACTTGATACGTATAAATAGCCGGCTTGCTGGACCGTTGATGCTGTATCGCGCACTCCCGAAGAAGTCCACAGCATGAGATTGGCTGAAACGGCCGTTGGCTTATAGGTCATCTCAACCGTAAACGCACCGAGCCCATTCATCGCACCGCAAACAGGGCAATCACGTACTTCGAGATAAGAAACGGTGTTGCTGTTGCTCGTATTTTGTAAGGCATTGGAGCCGCCAGTGAGCAACGCCGTACCGTTATAGGTCATAGGATTGCCAGCATAAGAGGAATCTGGCCCCGTTTCACCAAACCACAATCCATTCAGGCCAGCACAGCTACTCACTGAGCCATCAGGTCCCAAAAAGGATGTCGTGCGTCCGTCGCCAGTCAACGCGATCCCTTGCTTTTGAATTCGTACTGGCGCTGAACATCCGACAATCATCCGGCCAGGTGGAATATAAATTTTTGCCGAGGCTCCGCCTGTAACTGGCTGAGTCAAAGTCTCAGCGAAGCTAATCGCAGAATTTAAGGCCGCCGTGTCATCTATTCCGCTCGCCATCTTCGCGCCCCAAAACCGGGGATTGATGAGAGAAATCGCGCCTTGCCGATGATCAATAACCGTGATGTTATTCGGATTCGTGAAACTGTCCGTGCCGGCATAATAAGCAGGAATGGTCACGGCGCCGGTCGCCCCTGCCGCCGTAATCGCTGCTTGGATACTCGAAAATTGGTCAGCATATTTCATGCCGTTTAATTCGCTGACTTTGACTCTCGGAGCTTGGGCGAGACACAAGGCAGACCACAGTAGCAAGACCGCAATTTTCTTCATTTTGTTCCCTCCTTTTAGGAAACCGTTAACGGGCCGATGGGATAGAGATTGCCGTCGCTCCGCATCTGGAACGTCTGAGTATTAATCGCATTCGGAGTGCCATCGATGATGGCGCCCCCCTTAACATTCGTGGGCCACACAAAGGTTCTACTTCCTGTCCCATCTTGCACAATAAAGAAGGTCACGATTGCGCCTTGCGGAATAGTAATTCCACCGAAGCTAGAGGATGTCACGTTTCCGGTAAGCGTGATGTCAAACACCACACTGCCGGCAAGTGGGTTCGTAAAAACCGGAGTCGCGGAAAATGTGGTGCTCACATAGGAGGCGATCGGAGGGGGGCTAATTGAGCCATCCACAATCAGATTCCCCGTTATGTGAATGCTCCCGTTGATCGTCTGCGTTCCGGCGCCTGGGGGATTGGTAATTACTGCGTTTGGAGGCGCCGGCGAGAGCACAGCCGGTATGTAAGGAGTAAGAGTGCTTAGGTCCTGTGTGCCACTACCGCTCAATTGATAACCGGCCGTCGCGATCACATTCCCTTGGTCGTCAACAATCGTGAAGGTGTAATACGTGATGAGTGGGCCTGGGGTTATAACATCATTTCCCCACAAAAGGACACTAAAGCTGCCAGCCGGCGCCGCGACCGCGATCGGCAGTGTCTTAGCGATAAGTGCAGTTCCGACAATGCGCGGAATATTGGCCCCGAAACCACATAGCTGAATGACCACGCTAGCGTTAAGATCGGGCGCTCCGAAAATGTCGTCTAGGTTTCCGGTTACTGTGATTTGAGGCGTTACCGGCATGGTTTAGCTCCTCGACTTCTGACTTTATCCAGATCGGCTTTGCTAAATGCGGCAGAAGAAACTTCTTGTTTTTCATTCAGCCGGCGAAGTGCACACGTCGATTCTCGATGACCTGGCGCCCCGCACAACTTACAAACCGGAATGTGATGAAGGAACATTTTCAGCTAAAGAAGGTGACAGGCCCCACAACTGCGATACGTCCATGATGCTCGGAATCGCGGACGATATTCTGGATGAACCATTGCGAATCGATCTTCCCAAGTTCGGCATAAAAGAACGCGCCTAGGGTCAATTCATCGTTCGCATTGTTGTGGTAGATGTCATCAATCGCTTGCAATAAGAGCCGAAAGTAAGGATTGCGGAGATCGGGATAGGGAGCCTCATTGATGTGCGCCGCGATCGTTCCATGATGGTTAAGAACCGCCATCCAATCGCCGCCATTCCAGCCCGCTTGTACTCGATTGCGAATGACAAAGGCAACCGCACGCATATTGTCAAGGCCGCCATGATGATGAGCCTCGCGCCAAGCAAATGCCGCCAGTTGCCCTTTGATGAAGTTGTCGATGGTCATTTCGTGCTAACAGCGGCCGGCGCCGTCGCTGTGGCCGGCTTCGCCAAGTCAGCGGGAATAGTCACGCTTATAGTTGCGCTCAGGGCCGATTCCAGTCCATTCGAACTAACCGCGCTCACTGCATAGATGTAGGTCGAACTTCCAGTTACACCGACATCGACATACTGAGTGCCGGCTGTGACCCCTACCGGGCTCATCACCAGGGCATTCGCGCCGCGATAGACGATGTAATGGTCAATTCCTGTCGAAGCCGACGCAGACCAGGTGATGTCAACAAAGTGAGGTACGGTCGGAGTGCTGACCGGAATCCAAGGGGTTTGAGCGAAGGCGATCGAACTAGCCAGCAGTACGAACAGAAGCAAAGTTTTTTTCATTGTCCTCCATGGCCGCCAGGCCGAGATTGATCGCCCGATGGTTGAAAAGTTGCTCACGATAAAAGAGGCTCGCTTCTCCTACTGGCGAGCCAAAAGCTTTGTGCGCTTCCGCTTCGGTGATGACGCCGGCGACGATCAGACAAAGCAACGTAGTGCGCCAGCCGCGATACTTCTCGTTGGTTGGTACGTCATATTCGTTGAAACGCATGATCGACCATTCAGGCCCGTAAGGGTACTGAATCGTGGTTACTGTGCGCGCTTCGCCTTTAACCACAGCGTTCACACCAATCCGGCCGGCGCGTGTGAAGGCATTGAGCCAGATGCGATAGTGAGGCTTCGGCCAAGATTCGACCGGAATTTTGTTTTGGCGATACCAAAAGAATGGATCGTAGGGAGTCGCGGTAACTCCCGATCGCGCCAGCTTCTCCATGAAGGTATAGGGGTGCATGATGCGGACCAGCCGCATCTCTTCATTCTCGCGCCCCTGCCAGCGTTCTTGACCGTGCCAGCGTTGCGCTTTGGTCCGTTCGTCCGAATAATTCTTTTCGTAAGCCATCAGCGCCATCTCGACGCGCTCGCTCGATGACTTCGAAAGGAACTGCTGTTCGCGTTCGATGCGTTCCAGGTTGGCACGGACGCGCGGATCATTCGGCGCCGGCAAGTCCATCTCAGCATCATAGCCACCGGAATGAACACGATGGCCTTTGTGCCAAGGACGAGGATTAGGCGCCGGATTGCGCCCTGGAATGTGGATGTTACTCACGGTTTTTGTCTGCCTCCGCTGTGAGAGTGCGCGCGGCGGCACCGCTCCGCGCTGACTTCGCGATCTTCTGCAAAATCGGGTAAAGGTGTGATTTCATGCCCTCGCGCAATCCCTCCGCTTGAGGACCTTCAAATTCCGCGCCGGCTTCGCGGATGAGCCAGTTTTGGAACTGTGGATTACGCAACAGTTCGGGGTTAGCAAGTTTCGCGGCGCCTAAGGAACCCGTTAGAACGCCCCACATATTACCGCCCATCACCCGCATCAAACCGATTCCTACCATCGCTAAGGCATAGGGGCTGGAAATTCCTGCCGATCGCGCATTGTTAGCTAGCCGATGAAGAACCTCCGCTCGTAGTTCTTCGTTGGTCATGCCGGCGAGGTCCAGATCGTTGCGCCCAGGGACAACCGGGTTGTCTTTCCCGAGATCCTCGATTTCCTTTTGCGCGCGATCGCGAATCTCTTTCACCTTGCCCTGTTCAAGTTCGTCCAGATCCTTGATAGAGCCGCCATGCTGCTTGGCAATCTCTTTGAGTGCGGCATCTCGCCGCTGCAAGATGTCCTTCAATTGGTTGCCCAGGTCCTTTTCGACCTGTGCTTGCCGTCGCGGTGCCGACTTCTGAACCTGCTCGAAAGCTTTCTTCTGCTGGATCAGTTCATCGAGAGGCGAGACATCAACGCCGGCTTTGGACAACAGACCGCGCAATGCCTCTGCATCTTGCGAGGTCATGATCTTTTGGAGACGCGGCGCAATCGCCTGTTCGGAGTAATCACGCGCGGAGATAAAATCATCCATCAGACCTGAGCCAAGTTCCCTCTTGAACCTGGCGTAGTTTTGCTTGGCTTCGGTGAACCTATCGCCCACGCCATTTTGTTCGGCGAATTCCTGTTGCAGCTTCGTGACCTGGCTGAGTGCGTCATAAAACGCAGTGCGCAGTACTCCATCTTTGGCCGAATGCGCTGCATCATAAAGATCGTTCCGAAGCCGTGTCATGCCGTGGAAATCGACGTGCCCCGATTCTGGTTCCAGGTTGCGCAAATCTTCCGGCAGATACTTGTTAAAGGTTTCCTGCCCGACTTTCTCGATCGCTTCCGCATAGCTCTTGTAGCCGAGGCCGCGCGCCGTGTCATCGATGATTTTTGAGTTCCCTTCGAGGACCGGCTTTTCTAGGGAAGCAAATACTTTTCTTGGGATTTCCGCATCCTTGATACCATGCGCCTTGAGAGCATCGACCACGGTCGCCCGCGCGTCCTCGACGCCCAGGACCGGCTTACCCTTCAACTCGGCGCCGATGTCATCAAAGGGCTTCTCGACCAAAGCTTTTTCTTGATGCACCGCTTGGACGGCATCGGCGAGAATCTGTTCCATGCGGCGAGGAATTTCTTTGTTGATGGAAGAGACTTTGTTTTTGGAATAGGTCGTAATGCCCTGTTCCTCTTGCCGGCGCGCGATCGCTTTCTGTTTGGCGGCGCGCGCTTCGTCGGAAGCTTTAAGGTTGGTTTGCTGCTCATTCATACGCGCCGCATCAGTGAGAGCCGCGCGATGCGGTTTCATCGCTTCGGTGACGCCTTCCGCTTCCTGCACACTCTTCGCTTGAATTTCGGCCGCGCGACTGATTTTGGCCGCCACCTTCGCCGCCAGGTTGCCAGAGATGCCAAAACTTTTCTGTAAACGTCCATGAAGTGTGCTTGTCGCATTCGCACCCACGCCGGCGCCGGCCATCATCACGCCGGAAAGTCCCATCATCGCGCTCTGCGCTTCATCCGGGTTAGCGCCGGTATCAAACAGATCGCCGAGAAGAGGGTGCTTTTTGTAGAACTCGGGATCATTCACGACGCCATGGGCGAGCGTAGGAACGCCGGTTGCCTCCCAAACTTTTTGCAAACCGGATTCCTCTTTGGCCGCGCGATCGGCGAGGACCGCTTGCGAACCGCGATACATGAAATACAAATTCGCGGCATTTGCGATCGCTTTATATTTCATCAGTAGGTTCAGGCCGATGTTTTTGACCGAGGACATCTCGACGGCCAGATTGGCGCCGTCCTGAATGCTCCCGTAATAGAACTTGGCGAGGCCAGCCCTCCAGGGATGAGCGTGCGCAACTTCGTCCTGAATGATTTTGTCCTGTACCTGCTTGTCCTCATTCACACGATTCTGTGCAAAACCGAGAACCTTATAGTTCAGCTTGTTATTGACCCAATCCCAGTAGCCGCTCGCATCGCTGCGCGCGCTATCGGCGATCACCTTGCCGGCAGGAGCTTGGAGCCCTGGGGGTTCAGGAGTAGGCAACGGATCGGCGGTGACTGTGCCGCCTTGTGCTGTCGGAGGAGTATTTGGCAAAGGATCGGGAGTTACCGGCATTTTATTTTCCGCTCGTCACTTTCTTAACCCAACGTCCATTTTGCACAACGACAGGGAATTTCTGTCCCTTGCCGTCATCCCATATTCCGGTGTGACCATCGGGATATGGGGTTCCATTACTTTGCAGAGCCGCGCCAAAATCGCCGGCCAACGGAGCCGCATCACTTCGAGGAGCATTCAGATTGCCCTTGAAATTGTTCCAGACGCTTTGCGCTTCGGCGACTTCGCGCTCGGCCGCGATCACTGCAGGAGGCTTTTTGCCTTCGAGAGTAGAAGCCACGCGATCTAGTAAGCCGGATTTCTGATAAGCCGCTTCCAGATCTTTCTGCGCTTGCTCATAACGCTGGAAGGCGGTCAACGCATCTTTGTTGCCGCTCTGCTTCGCGAGTTTCTTGTCGTCCTCGATCGACTTTGCTGCATCCCTGATTTGCTGGCGAGTTGTCTGTCCGCTCTGCGCCAGGTTCGCCCGGTAATTTTCTTGCTCTTGCGTGTACTGCTCTTTGTACCAGCCGGCGATTTCCAATTCCGAAGCTTGCCGCGCCTTCTGAAAATCCCCGTTGCTCATCGTGCCGGCCTTGACCGTTTCCCCTTCAACGCGCGGCATCTTCTCGCCCTTTTTAGGTGGTACAAGGTGATAGATCGTGTCGTCATGATCCATCTTTGCTTCTTTCCACTCTGGCGTTACAAGGGCGAAGTGCATCCCATCGATCTTGCCGTCCTTGTTGACATGAGGAACGCCGATGATATTGCCATTGGCCTGTTCCTTCATCAGCCAAGGCATATCTTTGTGCAGCCGTTGAAGTTCATGGAAGTAATCGCCATCGGCCGGCCTTGCCACGACGCCAAGATCCTGAGAATGCTCGCCGCCCTGTGCGATTGATTTGACGAATGCTGTTTCACGTTCCACATCTTGAAATGCAGCGTCCACACCCATCCGGCCCAGGCGAAATGCGCTTTCGGCCATCTGTTGATTTAGATAAGCCATTTGCGCTTTGTCCTTCATCGCTTCGCGCCGCGCATTAAAATCTTCATCGGCTTGTTTGATTTCTCTCTCTTTGCGCTGTTGCGGTTCTTTGATGGTGGCGCCGACACCTGCACTTAGCGCGCGCAACTTACCGCCAGGACCTTCGGAGACTCCCGCCCCTGCACCCATGCCGGCGATCGCGCCGGCAATCATGCGCTTCCACTGCTGACCAGGAGTGCGCGGAGTTTTTGAAACAACCAAATTGCCGTTATCATCGCGCGAATAGTGCGTATCTTCGGAGCCGCCCAAGGCGCTTAAAATTCCATGCAACATACTTTGACCAAAGTGATGTTCATGGTCCGGTGTAACGTTCCCGGTAGCAGTAGCGCCGGCGCCGTTTCCAGCCGAGGTATTAGGCGCCGGCGAACCGGTTCCGCTCGGAGGCGAGGCAGAACCGGAACTTGTATTGTTTGCGTCGAAATCGATACCCCTGCTGTTTTCGTTCGGGTCCATCTATCGCACCTTACTCGCGCAAGACAACGCGAAATCGAAGATTGGTTTGAAGCAGCCACGGACAAAGCTGTTTCTTTTGACAACGGCGGCCACTTGGCGCCCTACCAGGCGATAAAGCTTCATCGTGTAGCGGCCGATGATCGACTCTTTCGCCCAAACGAAGTTCAGCCAATAGCGCAGTTGATGAGTTCGGGAGTCATCGACCCCATAAATTGCTTCCGCAATCCAGCAACCGAAGAAGCCGGATTCGTTGCCGGCCGCCTGACCCAAGACGCCACCCACCGCGCCCAGCACCGGCGCAATCCATGAATTGTTCGCTTGCGTGATTTCATTGGCGGTCTGCGCCGCCGCACTGCCGGCGCCGGTTGTCGCTCCCGCAAAACCTGTCGGATTAAGTAAACCGGCCTCCGTTGCCAGCACCGAGGAGGCAGCATTGAACTGTGCACGGCCTTGCGCATAGTTCTCTTCGGTGATGCCAAGTTGCTCCCGCGATTCCTGGCCGGCCGCCGACGATGCCAGTTCTGCCTTGATTTCCTCATCGGCCGCCGAAGGAATGTAGGTATCGCCGCCGCCCCTGGCATTAAGGCTTTCACTGAGAGCAACTGCCGCCTTTTGATAGTTCTGTGCCGTTCCTTCCGTCGCTTGGGTGCGTAGCGCGGTTTCTTCCTCACTTGAAAACCCTTTTTGATTAGGCCCAGCTTCGAGAATCGGCTTATAAATAGCCGTCATCTCATTAAGGATGGATTGATCTTCCCCGAATACGGTTGCGTATTCAGAGGTCAATTGCCCATAAAAAGCATTTTGCTCTGCGTAGGTTTGTTTTTGCTCGCTGCTCGCTCCGCACATCTTTTTAATCCCCTTGGTGCGCTATGCGCGCAGTTTTTTTGCGGAATTAGAAGCTTCCGATGAAGGAATGATGCACTTCATTTCGTTTGGACTCTGCCGAAAGCCAAAATGCTTATGGCAGAATCCCCGTAAAAATCCCACGGTACTATCAAAAATGACTTCGCGAATCGTCGATTTGTTAGCAAGTGCCAAAAGCCATGCGAAGCCATCCGTCAAAGCTTGGCGATTGCGTTCCCGTTCTTCTGTCGATGATGCCGGCCCAAATTGAATATCGACTCGCAAAGCCCTGGTCATCTTGAAATAGAAAACGTGTCCCTTCGAGTCATCCAGTCGGTAACACTCCGCGCCCGGCTCAGATTGATAGAAGAATTCTGGCTTAACTAAATCGCGATGGTCGGGATCGGCTGCAATCCAGGTGGCAATTTCTTCGCGATCTTTCTCGGTGGCCGGTCGCAGTTCGTAGGAAGAAAACTGGCCCGAAAAAAAATAATTTGTGAGGTTCATGAAAGTTGATCCGGTGGAAAGTGGCGATTCCGAGGCAGTCCATCGTTGCGATAAAACATTCGCACATATAAATCATAGCCAGAAGCGACGGCCGGTAGCGAATGCGTCATCAGCCCTGAGACTCCATATTGGCCCGAGAAAAGATTGACGTTCGGCGCCGGAACCTGCTGCAGGGGTTCATAGCGGGAGAGATCGAATTTTGCATTCTTTTGCGTTGTGTTACTCCTCATGGTCATTCAAATCCGATTGTGTGCGTTTAAGCGATCGCTTGGCTGCGCGAAACGCGCTGCCTAGCTCTCGGCCCATTTCATTGACTGTTGCGTTCAGATTCGTCAGGGTGATGTCCTCGCGAAGCTGGAACCTTTTGCGATTATCCATATCGCGAATCTGGACCGTAACGCGGACTGTCTCGCTCATGGGATTGCCTCCGTTCAGCTTGTTTGCTCTTGGTGCACCGCACCAATAATCGTGTATGCCAACAATTCATTGTGGGCATCCTCGGCGGCCCAAGTGAATTGCAATTGCAAATGGCGACAGTAAACCGGGTTATTTGATTGCAGCAGATCGTAACGATCGTTCCAGGTGGTAAGACTTGCCGGCAACAATGGCGGATCGTTCGTGGTCCAGCGAATATTTCGGAAGGTTCCAGAAATCTCGCCGAATAAAACGCCGACCTTAGTTCGTGCTCCTACGCGAACAGCATCGACCCCGATCGATGCGATTTCCGCAATTTGCGAGTGATGCGCAAGTGTAATGCTACCGATCTGAGCGAAGGCTGCAAATGCAGATCCATTGTCTTTATTTACCGTGGTATCACGTTGCAAAATTGGCCCGCTCGATGCCGGCCCAACTAAAAGCTTGTGCGTGCCTGGGATCGTTTCGACAGAAAGAATCGCTGAACATCCACCGACGATTGAGGCGCGCGGACTCCATACCGGGGCGCCCGATTCCGGGGCCGGCGCTTGCATCATGCGGAAATAACCGATAGCGCCATCACCGACGAAGAGAGCCTTTTCTGCCGATCCTCCAACGTGCCAGGTGACGTAGCAATTGGCGGGATTGTAGAGTGAGGCAAATTGATCGCCGATCGGAAATCCGATTTCGACATTCCCGGCGCCAGGATCAAGCGAGATGACCTGATTATCTGAGGTCATCATATAGATGGTTGTGCCGGCCACCGAGAGAGCGTCATAGTCCAGCAATCCAAGACCTTCAAGGAATCTCTTTGGGTAAAGTGGATTGCTTGCGGTGTTCGATCCATAAATGATGTACAGATCGCTCGTAGTGAACACAAGTAACCCGATCGCAGTAGGAACGAGCCGCGTGACGAAGCTCGGAAATGTCGTCGAATTTGCGGGAGGGAAGCATTCGAGATTCAATCCAGCCAGCGCACTAGCAACGCGCGTCCAATAAACCGTAGCGCCGACGCTTCCGAAAATGATATTCAGGTGGTAACAGAGATTGGTGAGCCCCGCTGGTGGAGGGCTATTTTCTAAGTTGATGGCACCCTGCAGGAGTTGATTCAGTCCCGAATCTGCCGTTGTGTCGGTATAAGTGAAGTTAGAGGCGCCAGGATTGGCTATTTTATCCACGTAGAGAAGAGTCGCCCCCCCGTCAGTCGTCCTAAAAATAAAGATGAAATCGCAATCCGCGCGCGCGCTCCCAAGGCCAGTGACTTTAACTTGAAAAGTTGAACTTCCATAGGCGCGACCCACCTGAGAAAGCGGCGACATATTAGAAACACCGCCATCTTTGAAATGGTAGGCATAACCATATAGATAGCCAGTTTTTACGATTGGAGTACCCAGCACTCCACCATCAGTCCAAGTTACTGTGCCGTCCGTAGTGGTTCCGCCGCCAGTGTTGAAAGTCGGCCGCGTGGCTCCGCTTGTGCCAGCCGTAGTCGCCGATTGCCGATGGCCGTTTGGATCTATGATCCATTGGTATTGTTGATAAATTGTGTTCGGCTGCCAACCAATCGCCGGTCCCATATTTTTGTAGGTGCCGAAAGTAAGACCGGCTAGAACAGTATTCCAATTGGGCTGTAAGAACGGAGCAGTGACGGCGCCGGTTGTGTCCTGAAAATTTCCATTGTTATCTACAAAATAGGCATCCCCACCATAACTATGCCCACCTAAGAAAGCCAACATCGTTGACGAATCAAGCGTGGGTGCAGTGACCGGCGCACTCGACCCCCACTGTGTTTGACCGTTTGCGATGGAATACTTAACGGTATCGATACCGTTCCCCATGAAGAGAATTGTGCCAACACCCAAAAATGAAGTGGTGCCGGCGCCACCCGTTTTCGTGAAGATCGCTGTTTTCGTGCTTGGCCCCGTGCCGTCATAAACCGTGTTCGCAGTGTCGATCATCATTTTGATGGTTTCGCTACTGCCGCTGATGTAACGCCACGGATAAAAGCGCGTGATCGCCGGAAAAGTCTGATTGTTATAGACGGAATGCCCCGCGCGCCGGCCGAGTGTCATCTTCGCGCTCAGTTCGACATTAGAGCCACCGATCAGAGAATCGAATCGCGAGCCCGAATAGAACTTCTCGTAGAGGAAAGGGGTCGCGGCATCGCGCAAAGGATTGCGCTGTGTCCACAGTCCGGTAAAGAAACGGTTAGTATGGATGGGGGCGAACTTGCTTTGATCGGGAAGCCCACCCGCCTGAACGATCGGATTACTCATTGTCCGCGCGCTCCGATTCCTTGCTGTGTTTTCTGCTGCGCTCTTTCAAGAGCCTTAACTACATCGAGCCAGTTGCCCAGGAAGATATTCTTCTGCATCTCGTCGAGCCCTTCCTGTGCTCCGAGAAGATGAGACATAAACTTTTGATTGAAGATAGGAAATCGCGGATCGCTAATAACCATGCAGGCCAGCGCCAAAAATCCCCAATTGTAGAGGTAGGCGTACTCATCAGGGATCGGCGCCCATAAACTCGCAAGCGAGGTCATTAGGACTGGTTTTTTTTGATAGGTAACAAATGCCGGATAGTTCGCATCAGGCGCCGGCGCCACCCGAAAAGTGATGTTTCCCGCGTTGTCGTCGCCAAAGTCGCAGACATATTTCGGCCTTGCCTTCGTGGTATCCAAGGCAAGACTTTTCTTTACTTCGAGTTCGTAGCTCTGCGAAAGAGACGCGCCGGTTGCGTCCTGTAACCAGGCATTTTCGATGAATCCGAAATCGTTCACGCTCACCGAGTAATCGACTGTTGGCGCAGGTGGAGGAGTCGCCACAGTTGCGCACGTAAATGTAGCGGACCCACGATTCCAACGCCACACCAGCGGCGGGCCTAGGATGGTTTGCAAAATGATGTTCGCGATCGTGATCGCCGGCTCGCCCTGGCTGATTGATAGCGGCTGATTCTTGAGGAAGGGCTGACACCATGTAATCGTGCTTTGTAAATTATTTGTGGTCGCCATCTATCCCACTCCGTAAGGACCAAACGGCCATGCTGGACCGACCGGAATCGCGCTCGGTTCAGACATGATGCTTCGATCGGGAATGAAGCCGGCATTATCTTTTTCGCGATCGGCCTGACCGCGAGCCTCCGCCATCGCTTTGAGCCAATCCATTTGCTTCTGCGGCTCTTTCGCGCGGACGGCCGGATTACTACTGTGCCGGTGAAGGAGAGCTATAAAGCCATCGTTAAAGTAGCTCGCAAAGTCATCAGGGATCGGATCTAGCTTCTGTTGCAGGTTGGCGAAGCTAGGCGCTTTCGCTTGGGCGATGACGTTGATCTGATAGACCGTGCCGGTTTGCGATGGCAGGGGATCGATGCGAAAGCCAGAACCGAAAGGGTCGACAACCGTCCACTGACACGTTCCATCTGAAACCTGCGTTCCTGGCGCCGCATTGGTTGTTGCAAAGGGCGTTACGAGTCCCGTAGTTCCATAGGCAGTCAGAATCAAATAGTTGCCGTTAACATCGATGAAAGCAGTGGGAGGATTATTCGGGTTTACGGTCGCGCCAAGAGGATTCGTGTATTTCACCAGCGGACCAGCCCATTGCGTCGCGAGATTCAGTTGATTGTTGGGAAGGAAGCAAATTTTCGTCGGCGCACTATAAACGCTCGACGTCGCTTCCAGATCGCGAACGCATTCGATCGGGAAGATCGGCTTCGGCAGAGCGGTATTGTTGATGTCAATACCGTAGGCGTGTTCTAGCCACCCGAGGTTTGCGAGCGGATATTGCGGATAGTCTTGCTGCCATGAAATCGTATAGAAGGGGCTCACCTTAATCCGGTTCCACTTCCAATTGAATCGCTGCGCAATCATTTTGCTCATAACATCGTTTGCGACCTCGATCGCAATCGTTGTCGTGAAGCCAGCCGCCGAGATGATCGGATTCAGTTCACCGATGGTTGCCGCATAATCGACCGTCTTTTGCAGGGTGCGAGTGCTGTTTCCCATAGTCCCTCAGCGGATCATTGCCAGGCTGGATGCCCTACGTTAGCTTTTTGCGCTAGAGCGTAAGTTCCATCCAGCCCGAACAATGGCTCTGGCGATTCTCCGCGACCTCCTTTCCTCACCGAATTTGCCGGTGCCCGCCGATACTCGCGCGATTTATAGCCGGCCTTGCCGCCGTTAGGCGGAAGCTTCTTCTTCCTCGCCCGTACCCGAGTGCTCGCCGGCCGAGAGCGTTTCATTGACAGCATCGATCGTTCTTTCAAGTGCCGTCTTTGGTGGCGCCTTCGGAGGTTTGTAATTCGGGTTTTTCTGGATGAGGAAGAGTTGCGTACCGCTTGGCTCGTTATCCGTTGGCCATTCGATCGCAGTTTCGAACCCTGGGGTGCGCGGAATCGGAGGATTCGCAAAGGGAACCCCCTCGCGCCACTCTTTACAACAGCGCGTGCACATCACAACGGTTTCGCCCCAAGGGTAGGTGTTCTGAATTACCGAGTAATTCGAGTCGTGCCCTTTGAGGATTCCTTCGAGATTTTTCCCACCTTTGCGATGTTTGCAGTACGCCTGTTGCTGCTTAACCTTTTCGTTAAAGTCGTCAAGCGAATCCTGCTGCGCTTTGTGCGCGAGAGCGAGTTGATGCCGGCGCGCGCGTTCCTTCTCGACGCGATATTTCAGGTCCTCTAAGGACAGTTGCGCCATTTCCAGTTCGATCTTCGCCTTTTCAAGCTGCATCAAATCGATCTGTTCTTGAACCTTGGACTGTTTGACGGCTTTCGTTTCTTTATCTGCCATTGTTTCTCCAAGGCGGGACAATCCGCCCCGCCGGCTAGAGTTGCGTTGAGGGCTGGTTAAGATACGTTGGAAACTGCATCGATGTAACGCAGACGCATGGTTACATCGGGAGGCAGAGTCACAACAAACTTAACGTTGTAGGAGGTCCAGCCACCGATGACGCGGCTCGGGTCGGAAGGGCTCGGCTCATCGGATTTGTACATCCAGAGCTTGAGATTCCGCCAGTCGCCATCACCGATCTGCGCCTGTTCCTTCTTGCCGAGAGAGATGGCGATCAAACCATCCTCGCCGAACAAGTAGGTTCTCAGCGCAGTTTTGCCGCTCGACTGATAGTTAGAAGTCTGAGTGACAATGGTGGACTGATAGAAGGTCGCACCCGCCCAATCCATCACCTGTACTTCATCGGCATCAGGAGAAGGCAACTCTTCGAGTTTCATCTGCCCCTCAATCGTGTGCTTGAGGATGTCGCTCAAAGAGTTATTGGTGTTGTCGTTCAGGGTATCGCCCACGATGAAGGGGTGGATGATGCCGCAGAACTTACCTTTGTCAAACGGCATGACGTTGCGGCCGGCCAGCGATTGAACGTTGGTGGTCACATCGTTTTTGCCAAAAGGAACGTTGAACGCCTTGGAGTTTGCGTTCACGCTCGAATCGATCACGCTCGCACCATCGGCGACGTTGCGCGCCAGGGTAGAGAGAGACAGGCCCAAGCGATAAGCCAGTTCCTTTTGAATGTTCTCCAAGGCCGGATCGATGGCCGTCATCCGTGCTAGGTCGCTGATATTCACGTAATCGGCATATTGGCCGATGGTTGCCGTGGTATTCAGCACCGAGACGGTGATAGGCGAACCCACGACGCCTTCACCCACCTGCGAAATGTTGGCGCCCAGGGCTTGATACATATAAAGCCGGTGCTGGTTGCCGCTCATCTCGGGTAACTCGCGCCGTTCGCAGCAGCGAACAAAGGGCGTGTTAGCTTTCAGGTTCTTGATGAAGTTCTTGTCATAGTGGATTACCTGGGACTGAGGCAGATTGCTTGTGTTCATGCCGGCCGGCGAAACGCCGATGCCGAACTGATTCGCAACCGTCTGCCCTGCCGCCAGGGTTTGAAATGGCCCGAAGAAAACGAAGGACGCCAGCGCGACAAGAATCGCGTAGGTGTAGAGCATTGTTCTACGAGCACTGAGAGCCAGGCGCGCCGCGACGATCGCCAGCACGCGCGCCTGACCGCCATGCTGTGCGAATTTGCGTTGTTTGTGGTTCATAAGATCCTCGTTTCGATGGTTTGCGAAACAGAAGCTCTAAGCAGAAGCTTGCGGTTTGCTAAAAAGCTTATCGACCAACTCCCTGAATCCCGGTTCGTTGTCGAATTTGTCTTTGTAGGTCGCATCTCCCATGCTGAGAATTTCTATTTTCGTGTACTTCGGCGCGGGTTCATTCGATCGAGCGGCAGGCGTGGCACCGGAATCCCCGTTCCGTAACCCCGTCGATGATGTTCCGCGCGGCCTCGTACCAGGACGAATCCCATCCTGGGGCGAGGGTTGTGGAGGCGGCTCCGTTGATGGTTTCGGCCGAGGCGTAAGCAGGTTTGCTTCCCTCAAGTCGATGAACGCTTTGGCAAAATTGTTCCGTGTCGGGTCCATGCGATTCAGTTCCATGAACCGCAGGAGGGTTTGATTGTTGTGAGGAGTCGGGAAAAAATCGGGGTTCTCGCGAAGGAAGGCTTTTGTTTCTTCCGCCGCTGTTGCCGCCTGTTCGTCCTCGCTCAATTCGTTGATGCGCTCACGAACCACAGGCAACGGCGCCCCAATGTGCGCCTCGACTACGGTTGACACGGCCGATTCCACTTTATCGGGATCGGTAATATCTTCGGCAACACGCTTTTTCTCATCGGCAGTAAGCGCGCGCGGGGTCAGCTTCGGCTTGGCCGGCAAAGAATCTACTTTACGATCGCGGCTGAGTTGCGTGATCTTCTGAGTCGCAGAAGCTTGCGCTTGGAGAAGGCTATCGGCCACATCCTTGTGAGTTTTGCCGATGAAGCGTTGAACTCCGCTTCCATTCTCCATATCGATTGTTGCGACGTACTGGCCTTCTGCATTCGGCTCGCCGTCGTTTTCCCAAAAAATCTTCATTGTTCCTCCGTCAATCCGACGTTGGTGGTGGAACCGTGGCATCGAGGATGTGAAGGACCTCTTGCTCCTCGATACTCGGACCCAGGGTTGTAGGTTCAGGCGCGAGACAGATTGCTCTTTCTTTCTCGACCCGCTTCTGAAAACGAATAAACAGCAACCAAAACGCTTTCGACATCGCGTGCTCACCAAGAATCTTGCGGTGATCGGAAACGTCAACATTAATCAGGTTGCTCTCCTGCTGTATGCACTCTTCTTCGAGAAGATCGAGGATGACATCGAAACCCTCCATCGTGGTCACAGCGAAGAGTGCGCGCCGCCGCGAGCCGGTTAGCTCCTGGCGATCTGTGCGGCCCTCGCGAATCATTGGCCGACCCCTTCCTCATAGAAGGGCGCGGATTCTTTTTCGAATACCTCGCGCTCGACGTGCGCGCCGGCCCGTTCGCCGGCATTGAGAATAAGATCGTGCGCGAGGCGCGCTTCTGCGCTTTGATCGATTTCGTCTTTTTTCGCCGCGTGCTTGGCGTTGATCTTTTGAAGTTCCTGCTGGTTTTTCTGCATCGCAGAGTTGAACTGCTGGTACATCTGTTGTTCCTGGGCGTTCATCTTGCGAATCAGCGAGCGGTTGTTCTTCCATTCGCTCATCTCCATAAACATTTCGAAGATTTCGCGAACATCGATTACCCAACCCGTTTGATTTAACTGACGTGTTAGCTCGGGATTTTCGAGGATTTGCACCATCAGCGGCAAGGACTGAGCCATTGCCTTCTTCGCCGCCAGGCGCGCGCCGGCGAGAACTTCGAATTTCAGTTTCGAATTCAAATAGTCGTCTGTATCGAACTCGAAATCATCCCCTAGATCATCTGCGATCAGTGCGCGCAACTCCGCGAGTGGCATCCTCTCATTTACCATGTCATCCATGATGTAGAGGAAGGGTATAAGGACGTTATTCACGAAACGACCGACCGGCCCCTCGATGCGGCCGGCACTCGCAGCCGCCACTCCACCGGCGCCGGTTGCCGTGCGAACTACCGAGCTACCGCCTTTGTTTGGGATGCCGCCTTGCACAAAGGCTTCGTCCGCGCCTGAGACAGATTCCGAGGCTTGCTTGGAGACTTGAATCGTGGTCCAGACTTCCGCTGGAACCTTCGGCGGATCGATGATCTTGAACGCCTTATCAACATCGCCGTCAACATCGATGATGCCGCCAAGTCGCGATCGAATCTGCTGCGTGGGAACATTCGCGCCACGGCTTCTCGCATACTGCTGATTGACGGCCATGCTGAGGATGTCGAGAGCGGCATTGGTACTTCCTTGCTCCACACGCTGGTCTGTTCCGACAAGGCGACCCACTCCGAGGCCGTAACCTGCGTTCTGGATGTTCCACCAGTTAGCAGACAGGTATGGAATACGACCAAGACCGTGTTCTTCGTTCCTGATACAGTGTTTGCCATTCACAACCACCTTAACCGTCTTTTTGTCCCACCTTTCAAGGACCTCAAGCGGCGCCGCCAAAGGATCTTTGCTCTCCTCTTCATCCGGCCGTTGCGCGTGATGAATGATGGCGTTTGATTGCTGCTGTTGGACGATCGCACTTGGAGGCGGCGCGGTTTCGACCGGAGGCTCCCACCACTTTTTCAACTCGGCTTCGGGGGGAAGATTGTAGCCGCGCGTCCAACGAAGTTCGTTCAGAGCGTAAAAATCCATGTAGCTGCGCTCAATAACGTACTTTGCTTTCCAGATTTGGTTACGCGCTCTCCATCCCGGCGCCGGCATGACCGTGCCAAGCTCTTTTGATTCGAAGAACGGACGGTTCTTTTCGACCTCTTGATCCTGAATCTCAAACTCATCACTGGCGGCGGTGTGGACCGTCATCTCCTTGCTAGTGAAGGGCAGCTTGACGCGGATCGGAGCTTTTTTGCGAACGTAGGTTTTCTGGACATCGAAAGTGGTTTGCCATCCCCACTTCCAGATTCCAGTTCCATTGAGACACTGACTCTCGCAACCGGCCTCGGCTTCGTTTTGAAACTCCATCTCATCGAGGAGGGTTGCAAAGGCACTTTGTTTGGCGCGAATACTACTGGCTTTCGAATGGCCGCGCGGCCGTAGCTGAAAAGGGGGAGCTTCGTAGAAGATCCCGCGAATCATGCTCGGCACCAAAGTATTGACGTGCTTTGCCACCGTAAAGCGAGAGACGTTCGCTTTTGTAACGGTAGAGTTTTCCCAGGTCGCCAGCGTGCGCGGCGATTGGTAAAGGATGTCTGTCTCGCGCCAGTTCAGCGTCCATTGCTTTTGATCCATCCAGGCTTCGGCCAGGCGAGCGTCTTGGACCACTAAAGCAACGGCGATTTCGTCGGTTGTTTTAACCGCCCGGCCAGGACCTTGCGTTTGCATATCCGTGGCCTTGATTGTGCGAAAAACAGTTCCGTCTTGTGGAATTGCGCTCATCCGTTTAACCCACCGCCGAAGATGTCCTCACCAGGATATGAATTAGTTACAACGTGGGGTTTTTCCTCTTCAATCGGAGCCACCGGCGCATAACGGCCGGCGCCATGAATGCGATCGAAAAGGTCCTGGCGTCTAATTTCTTCCCATACCTCTTCTTGCTCTGCCGGCAAATCCTTAACCTCGATCGACTTTGGCAGCCGTTCAGCTAACCGCGACACCACATCGGGAACTTCGGTCTCATCGACCATCCCGAAATTTACGAACTGCCGATAACAATCATTGATCTGCGGCAGCGAGAGCGACAAAAGAAGTCTCTTTGTCGCGAGAAGAGGTTCGGTCGCCTTGATGCGCAATTCGCGCGTGCCGTCATCTTCCTGGTACTCGATCCAGTTGATCGTGAGCCGCCAGGTCATCGTTAGCGCATAGTTTTGGATGGCAGACTCATACTGCCGCGCGCCCGGTGTGTCCTCGATCGATACTTGATGGCTTCCGTACTTCTTCGCCATCACAACGATGCGATGGGCGAGCACGCTTGGCTTGAAAGCGCCGCGTGCCAGGTCAACGACGAAGAGGCGGCCGTTAGCGATGATGCCGGCCGCGCCGCCTGAAAATCTCATCTTCTCTTTCGAGGAATAGCCGATGCGCCAGCAGATATGGACCTCGCCGGCAACCGGGATCTTCTCGGGCTCGATCGAGGCTTGCAACATCATTTCGCGCGCAAACACTACTTCGCGATCGCCGTAGGCATCGTTCATGTACTGAGTCATAAACGAGGAGTAATCGTTCTCGTATTCGCCGCGCAAAAATTCGTAGCTCAGAAGTTCGGGGAACAAAAGCACCATCTCATCCGGCCCTGGGAATTCCTGTCCCTCTTCCAACCGCGAGCCGTCTTTCATTTTCAAGGCGCCTTCAATAAGGACCTTTACTTTCCCTGGCTTCGCTTTCTCGATTTCCTCGCCGTAAGCATCGAAAGGGTCATAGCGCGTACCGACGCGATCGCGATAGCCCCACGGCATGAGCATCTTCCCGTTCAAATAAAGGTTCTTCTTTACCTTCTTGATTTGCGTCGGAGTCGCGCTGTTGCGGTTATCGACCGTATCGTCATCCTTCTCAACGTCGAAGTGCCAGCCCGATAGGGAGGAATCGATCGAGTTCGACATAATCGTCCCCTCTCTCCAATCGCGGAGGCGATTCGGCGCCGTGAAGATGCCGGTGCGCTTGGCTTTGGGAGTGATGCAGTATTCAGGGAACAGCCGTTGCAGAACCGTAGGTTCATCGGGGTTCTTCAAGACAAAGTGGCCGCCCGTTTCATCTACGATTGCGTCGGCCAGGCCGCCCGAGGCTGTCAGATCGAGAATGCGGACGTTTGGATCACAGAGGATGTATTGAACCGAGTCCGCGATATTGAAAGTGCTCTTGAAGGTGCCGCGAGGAAACAACCAAAGTCTTTTCTTGATGGAGTCCCACTCGGGGAGCGGCCGGCGAGGGTCCTTTTGAACGAAGAATTCTGCTACGCGCCGGTGTGTGCGCTCGGTGATGAGATCGTAACCTAGAACTTCTTTGGCAAGGAAAAAGAGATCAATTTGCGACCTAAATCGCAGATCCTTGCGATAGACTTCGTCTCCATCTTTGAGCCGTGCTACGTCGATTGAGGACAATGCGAACCCCTAGCCGCGTGAAATTGCTTCGAGTCTTTGCCGTTCTTTTTCTTCGTGTTCGGTTAACTCTTCGCGCAACCGCATCAACATATCGAGGAGCATTTTCAGGACGGCCGCGCGCTTTTTCGCAATCAGGAGTTCATTCGTGTAGCTCTGGAACAGAGCCGCTTTTTGCTCTAGCAGCTTATCGGCCGTAAATTTCCAAGAGGCGATTTCTACCCGCAATCGCCCCTTGGCTCTCGACGCGAAAAACGCTTCGATGAGAAGGCCGGCAATAAATACGGCAAGGTATCCGAGGAGCTTCATTTAGCCCATTTCGGCGGGGTTCGGAGCAGCGCCAGCGCCTTCATCTCCATCCGGCTCGCCAGGTTCTTCGCCCATGTGCTCATGTTCCTCAAGGTGATCTTTCAATTCCTTGAGGTCTTTGAGCGGATAATGATGCTCGCTACCATCGTGCATCCGATGGGTAGCGATATAGCCGTGATGCTTCGCCTTCTTGCCTTCGTGATGCGCCCCGTGGCCGCGTTTGAGCACGATTTCGCGAATCGGTTCATGCCTCGCGCCTTTTTCTTTTCCGCTCACGGAATGAGCGTGAGTTTCTTCCGCGCCGTCAAGAACTTTCTTTGCTGCTGCTTTGTGATCCATTTTGCTTTTCTCTTTTCGTTTTGAGCATCTCAGACGTAAGGGCCGAAACAAAGCAAAAGTCTTTTATTCGATCAATTCGACGAAGAGATGACGCGGGGTGACGGAAGTTAGGGTCGCCGTCGATGAAATGTTAACCGCAAGAGTATTCGCGGCCGTGTGATCGTAGGTGGAAGATACGGCGGTGTTGCCGTCAACGTAGGTTGCAACGGCAGTACCAGCGGACCAGGCAGCGGCCGTCGCGTCGGTGAGCCATCCATGCGCTTCATCGGTTCCAGAAGCGCCCGTCGCGTTTGTGGTGATGTTGAAGCAGAAGTTAAGAGGAGCATTGGTGTTGCTATTGGCGTTGCTTGCGCTGGTAGCAGACACCGGGGTAACAGAGGAGCCGATCTTAACGCCAATGGTAATGGCGGGGGTAGTGGCACCATTGGAAAACATCGCTTCCCCGCAAACCCGAAGTGTCCTCCCGACGACGTTCATTACTCCCTGTTTTAGGGAGACAGAAAACATTGTCTGCGCGCTAGTCACGTTGGTAAGAGCGGTTTGCGCAGTTTGCACCGAGAGCGTTTGCGCGATCGATTGGCACGGTCCACCAGGACACACGTAAAGTACATCGCTTGCTGTGTCTATGGCCAATGCCGCTTGAGTGGAATTGGCGGTAATAGGGCCGGCCTGGGTGATGATGAATTGCGCGCTCGCCGGCGCCGTCGCTAATGCGAGGAGAGCCACCAGGAGCAGGAGAGAGAACACCGTCGAGAGCGTTGCTTTCATTTTTTTTCCCTCCAAAGGAAAAGCTTTAGCTGTCGCGCTCAGTCCAAACCACAAAAATATCGAACGAAGTGGGGTTGGCTGGAGTCGCGCCGGCAAGATTGATGGCCATGCCGGAATTGACGCCGCGCAAAATCATTGCTTTGCAGCCGGCACCGTAACCAAAATTGAATTGCGCGCCTACGTTCAAGCTTGAACCAGGAGTGGGCGCAAAGAGTTTTGCTGCGGCAAAGATGCCTGTACTTGTACCCGCTACGGGAGCCGCCGTGTAGCCTTGGCAAACGTTTGCAGTAGAGGCAGGATCAAGAGGATCTTGCACCGAAGGAGTAACAACGGCCGGAGTCCCGCCTGAAACTGCAGTCGATCTGCCCTGAATTTGCACATCAAAATGAGCGCCAGCGGTGTTTGCTGTAGCTGTGATCCCGACTTGAACAATGCGGAGGATACGAGTCGCGGAGCCATAGAGGACAAAAATGTCCGTAGTGGCTAAAGTCCCGACGTTGAGGCCGGTAATGCTGGCGATATAGCTGTTATCGGGACCATCGATTTCACAGATATTGGCGGCGCGAATGGGAACTGTCATTTCTGCCCCTTCTCATGCTTGAAATATTCGACCTGGGCGAGTCTTTTGCGCGCTTTTTTGAGTGAAATTCCAGGTTTCGAGAGGTTTTTACCCTTCTCCGATTTCACTTGATAACCACCGCGCGCGCGCACAATCATGTGATTTTTCCGTAAAAAGAGGGACGGTTTTCAACGCCGCCCCTCTCTTTTTGGCCGCGTACCCGCAAGAATGCGCGGCCCTCTCGTTGAAAATCTCGTTGAAATAACTTTTTAGGCGTCCAGCGAGAAGTCGCCGAGGTTGCCAATGTTACCGCCGTTGGCGGCCGAGAAGGTAATCGCCACCCCAAACAGCGCCACCGGCATAGTATTTGCAGGAGCATCGCTCAGGCCGGTAAGAACGCCAGTGATGGCCGCCCAGTTATCCACCAGGTTGTTTACTTCGGCGCTGAATTTGCCATGCAATTTGCCGGAAACGTTGTCGTAGATCAAATCAGCTTCGATGATCCACGGCGCCGAGGCCGAGTTCACCGCGCGCGCAGTGGAAGCGGCGATGGTCGTCCAGTTGCCGATCGTGAACGGAGTTCCCGGCTGGCTCTGGCCGGCGATACCGATCAAAGTCGCGGTTACGTTTGTGGTTGTGCCGGTTGTGACATAACCCACTGCTGTTACACGAAGCCGTTTTTGGCTCGTATTTCCGACAAGCGGCAGGGTGCAGACGTTGACGGTGGGGTTGGTCAGAAGGCCGAAAATCTGCGCAGTGGTTGCGTTGGCGTTGACCTGTGCAGCGGCCTGCGCTCTCTGGATTGCTGCTGTTGACATAGCGTCTCCTCAAGTTTCGAGTTATGGCCTGGTACTGCTCAGGCTTTCGCCGGCACGCCGGCAAAACTTTTGCGCGATCATCACCGCTTCGGCCGTGAGTTCGGCGGGTAGGCTTTCGGGCTCTGCGGACCAATCCCAGGGAGACGGAACGAGGCCCATCGGCCGAGGCCCATCGAATCTCAACCGTGGAAGTTCTGCGGGAGGCATCTTGGCAGGAGGGAGCGGCTTCGAGGCCGCGCGCGCCAACCGTTGTTCGGTCGGAATGGCCTGAATCTTATGATTCCCGCGATCGACATAGAGGCCGCGATTGATCCAATCCTCTGCTGTCGCAGAGTTCACGAACCGCTTGGAGCGGAACGTATAAGGATTTTCGTGAGCCTGATAGACGGAATACGACATTAGGTGAAGGGGAGTCTGAATCGCTCAGACGTGCGCCGATTTCGAATAATCCGGCAACTCAGATTGCGATGCAAGCAAAAAATGCAAAACCCCCACAATTTGTTGTGGAGGTTCCAGGATTGCCACTATACAAACGGCTCTAGTTGCGAATCCTCAATTGATCCAGTGTTGTTTTCCATGATCCTCACACACGTAGCTGCAATATTCCGATGTGCCGCGCTTCGAGTCATCGATGCACTGGAAATGCGCAGTGTTTTCGCATTGGATCACACCTGAATCGCGTCCAAGAACGAGCCTCACGGCAAGAGGCAAATCCGCCACCGCAAGGGAGGCTCGACACTGCGGCCGGCGAACCCAGGGATCGATTTTAAAGATCGCAATCATCCTTTCCTCAGACTTTCGGCCTTGTCAAAGGCTTCCTCGAAAGCTTCCTGGCTCTCGAATAGCTGTCGCAGTGGAGAACCAGGAAGCAACCGGAACGTATAAAACCCATCGCGGTAATGTGGCCCTTGGTCACTCTTCACAAAAAATGTAACTTCTGAGTTCACTGGAACCTCGTAAAACTTGGTCGGGTTCTTCAAGCAGCGTTCCTCGGCGGTGTCCCGCGATTCGATTTGAACAGGTCCGCATCGGGGCAAGTCGCCCAATGCGGCTCTAGGGTATCAGCATCTAGCGGCAGCCGGCGCGATGGCTTACTCGGCGAGCATGGCGTCCAAAACCACGCAATAAGCTTCTTACATTTTGGGCCACGGCACGGCCGGCAGCCATCAAACTTGTAACCCGCTTCCTTCAGTCCCTCTCTCGTTGTCGGTAACGACATCGTTAGCCTCCGGTTTTTTCTTGCGGCCGGGTTTCTTGTAGTAGTCCGGTTGTGCGCGGCGCCACTTCTGAAAATCGGCTCGCTCTTGTGGGGTTGATGGGTAACCGCAATGACGGCACGCTCGGCGATCGACCATCTTGCGGCGCTTCGCTCGCAGTTCCTTAAAACATTCCTTGGAACAAGTCACACCCTTGCGGCGCGCGCGATCCAAAAGAACAGGTTTGGTACAGATACAGCAAGAGATTCCTGAATCCATCAATGCACTCTCCTGTTCACAGGCGGCAGAGCGACCAGGCAAGACTTCCCACCCGAAGCGTAATGCGCAGCCGTGTTATGGAGCACATCTCGCCAGCGCTTATGGCCACCTGCGTAATCGCTGGGCTCTGCCGGCAAGAAGCCAACGACGAGGGCGCGCGCGATTGCATCAATAAGTTCCTTTGCTTGATCGTCGGTGATGCCGCCAACCTGCTCGATGATGTTCGGAGGCCACAGCCACGGACCTTTGCCACTTGGTTCGCTAATGACCGCCATAAACTTCTCAGGAGTGAAGCGGCCGAAGTCGGGAACATTCAGCGCCATCAACTGAATCTCATGTGTGGCGCCAGGAAAGTGCAGTTTTACAGGCTCAGTCTGCCCTTCGATATTCCGCAGATGCACGATGCTTAATTGGTATTGTGCCCAGAAAGGATGAACTGGCGGCATATCCATGAGATAGTGCCCAAGCGTGGCCGTCTGTTCCGGTCGGTGAATTAGAGAATAGTCGAGAGGGAGCTTGTAAGCCATCCCGCAGCGGCCTTCGTAGGTTATTTCAATCATCGCCTTACTCCGTGTGTTCGAAACCATTCGAGTACTACGTCAAAGGAATCGCGAGCCTCAAGGTAGTAACCCCCTGTTCCCAAAATGAAACTTTTGAAAGCCTGTTGCTCAGGCGTGAGTTGACCACTGCCGGCTTTACACTCGATCCATAGAGGGACTTGAACTAAGCCAGGGTCCAGCGTTAGAAGTCGAATTGTAGGTGTAGCCAGGACATCAGCCATCCCACTGCGATGCTTAACGCCTAGCGCATCGTGCCATTCACCTACAAACATCGGCCGCGCGGCGCCGCCTTTGCCGATGACCTCGAAGGCCCTCGATTGCATTCGGAACGCCGGAACCCCATACAGAGCACAGATTTGGAGGACTGAATTGACCGCCGCATTTCCCGCTTCGCTCGCTTTACTCATTTTTCCCTTGACGCCTTTTTTGTTGTGGTGTCAATATGGCCCCACTATGCCACCCAAGTCAAGAAAAAAATCGAAGCGACCACTTCGGCTTACAGATGAACAATATCGACTCGCGAAGAAGGCCGCCCAGGGTGAAAATATCAGCCTTAATTCCTTCTTTGTTCGCGCGATTGTCGCCGCAACTCAAAAGAGTTTGCAGATGTCCATACCGCTGACACCGGCCGTTGAGACTCAAAAATAAATGCGCGATTACGGGTTAGTTTTCTCGACTTTTTGGACTTCTCCGACGACGCACGATTTGTCGGACGACGGCAAGATGCTCGGGCTCTATCTGCTGACAGGACCCCACACCACGGCCCTAGGTTGTTTTCGCCTCCCCGATGGGTATGCGATGGAGGATCTCGCATGGCCACCCGGAAGGGTTAAGAAAGGGTTTGAGGAACTGTCGCGGAAGGGTTGGGCAGACCGTTGCGAAACAACAAAATGGGTGCTAATTTGCAACTATTTGAAGTGGAATCCACCCATGAATCCCAATCAAGCGAAGTCACTTCGCAGATTGGCCATGCAAGTGCCAGATGCTTGCACACTCAAGGACCGTGTTAAAGCCCTTATAAATGAATACTGTGGCAGGGAAGAACAACTACCTTTGATTAGCGAACAAGAAGCGAAACCTGAAAACCCTACCGAAACCGTTTCAGAACCGTTTCGTAATCAGGAACAGGAACAGGAACAGGACCAGACTCAGGACCAGACTCAGGAACAGGATCAGGAACAGGATATAAAAACAGGCGCGCGCTCCCGATCTTCGATCGAACTACCCGAGTGGCTTCCGTTGGAGCAGTGGAAAGCTTTCGAGGAGATGCGACGGAAGTCGAAAAAGCCGATGACCGATCGGGCGAAGGTTCTGATTTTCAACAAGCTTGAAAAATTCCGTCGCGCCGGCCATGACATCGCAGAAATTCTCGACAAATCCACCCTCAAAAACTGGACCGACGTTTACGAGCCCGATTTGAAGAAACCGCAGCCGCCGGCGAATGGACAGCCGGAAGTGAAAAACACTACGCAAGACGCAGCTGTGATCGCAGAGCAGCGGCGCCGGGCCAGGGAGCAAAACCGTTGAATCTTGACTTCGTTTCACCGTCATCCGTTGACGCTGAGAGGTCGATCCTTGGCGCGATTTTGCTCGACAATCGCGCATTTGATGACATCGCCGCGATGGTGCGTTCCGAGGATTTTTCCCTTGATAGCCATCGCCGGATTTATTCGCGAATGTCGGAAATGATCGAGGCAGGGACGGCAGTTGACATCATCACCCTGAGCGAGAAATTCCGCGATCAGCAGCAGCTTGAATCGGTCGGCGGGGTTTCCTACCTGGCGTCTCTGACTGACGGAATCCCACCGCGCGCAAATTGTGAGCACTACGCCGGGATACTCCGCGAAAAGTCGAAGCTTCGTTTCCTCATCAACAGCTTCAACAGAGGGCTTTCGCGCGCCGTCATCTCGGAGCCGGCCGACGAAATTCTCCAACAGGTGCAGGACGATTTGATCGAAGTGATCTATCGCGGCAAGTTTGGCGAGGGAATCACGATCTACAAAGCCGCGAATGACACCATGAACAACCTCGATGCGCAACGCCACGCCACAGGCGAGTGCATCGGGCGAACAGTCGGAATTCCTGAGTGGGACGAAGTAACGACAGGGTTTCGTGATGGCGAATTCACCGTGTTTGGCGCGCGCCCTGGGATGGGAAAAACCGCTTTGATGTGCCAAGGAGTTCGCGCGCAAGTGGCACGCGGCGAGCGGCCTGGGATCTTCTCGCTTGAAGTCGATCGCCAGCAAATCGTGATGCGCCTCGCCTGTCAGGAGGCCGGCATCCCCGTATTCGAGACGCGCGACCCGCGCACGATGCGGCGCGATGACTTCGTGAAACTCAAAAACACAATCGCCGGCATCGGCGCCGGATGGCCGATTTTCATTGACGACAATCCGCGCCTCACGATCAAAGACATCCAGGCGATCGCGCGCCTGTGGGTAGCAAAGGGCTGCACTTGCATCTGGCTCGACTTCATCCAGAAAGTTCGGCCGGCCGGATTTATGAGTGAGTACGACCGTGTAACGCAAACGGTTGACGGCCTCTGGCTCCTCGCGCGATCGGTGAAGGTTCCGGTTGTCGGACTGAGCCAGTTGAAACGCAAAGACGACCCGGATAGCGAGCCGACGATGGATGACCTTCGCAGTTCAGGAGAAATCGAGCAGTCCGCGCACGTCATAGGGCTGATTTACCGCGAACGAGAAATGACCGAGGCGGGGTTGAAGTTCACCGGCAACGACAAACTCTTGATGCCAAAACAGCGATCGGGACCGTCATCGATTCACGTCAAAGTTAAATTCAATGGGCCACTTGGATTATTTGAGCCGAGGTACTTGTGAAGGAGGCAAGCATGACGAAACTCAACACCCTGCCGTCAGCAGTGATGCGGACGAACCAAGAACAACGTCGTTTCATCCAGAGAGAACTTGATCGGCTGAATCAAGGGCTTCGATGGTCTTACCGAAAACAACCCCTACCGCCAAGGTTAAAAGCCTTAGAGCGAGAAGTAAAACGCAAATCGAAAGCACTGACCGACTTCCAAAGACAACAAGAACGCGCGGAGTCAAAATTCCGGCGCGATCTAAAAGACGACATCGCACACGTTCAGCACGTTTCCCACTTCGGCACCGCGAAAGAAGCGGGAGATGCACTCGAAGCTTTCAAAGCGAAGTACAAAAAAGACTCAAGGAGCTACTTTGGCAAAAGATAGATTCATGGTCCCGCTTGAGAAGGGCGATATTGTCCTAGTCAAGCTTGATACCGGCGAATGGCTAACCGGCCACATTGAAAAAATCAACGAAGGAGGAATTATCACCGGCGATCGGGCCGTTACAGCCGGCGCTGTTCATGTGATGTGCGAGGTCATCATGCCGTTCGATCCTCGATCGAAGGTGACACCGAGCATCGTGAAAACCGCTTACCAGCAACCAAAAGAAGAACCCTCGAAGGTGCTGATGTGAGCATGGTCGCAGTGTTCTCGCTCGAATGCTGCGACCGCAAAATTGTGTTCGGCCGCTACAAGGGCAACGACGAAGCTGCGGTGATGGTCGATTGTCCGATCTGCAAAAAAGAACGTGTAACGCTAAGGTTCTTCGATTACATCGATGAGAAGCGATTCCTGCCAACCATCGGGACCCGCTTCGTGATCGCCGAATCGAAGGTTAAGGAGCTATGGCCCGATGGGAAAGCCTGAGTGGATTGTCGTCACCGATCGCTATACCAAAATGCCGGATGGAAGAATTGAGTGGCGGCGAAGAATCGGGAATAGAGGGGATGAACCGTTCAAACTTGTAACACCTAACGCTCCCGTTATCATTTTCGATGCTAACGTGACGTGGGTCCAAACGAAAGAGAGAATACACATGAGCGAACTGCAAAACGAAGTCGCCGCGATGGAAAACGCCGGCGAAAAACTTGCACAAATCATTCACAATCTAACAACGAACCGATTGGTTCATTACGTGATGAAGGACGGAACACGGCGCCCACTGCTGGTTTTGTGGCATGACAAAGAAACCGATGCAGCCACCGGAGTTCTGTTCTTCCATCCGAGCGACCAGGCGAATGCGAATTTCCCTGGCGATCAGATCCATGAATCACAGGGCGTAAAGCAACTTTGTTGCGGAATCGTTGATGAAGCTCCCTGCGGTACTACGGCCGGCTGCTGGACGATGCCCGAAAGGGTCGGAGATGCGACACCACTAACACCGGCAACGTTCGTTCCTTCGCTGGAGGAATTCGATCAGAAATTGCAAAACTTCCTCGAAGGCGTTGTGACGCCGAAACTGAAAGAAACCGTGTCGGTGATCGAAACCCAACTCGACAGCCATTCGGCGGTAATGACCGGAGCCCTTGACCGAGTGACAGCGGCAAAGGGAGAGCTTGAGAAATTTGTCGAAGAGGCAAAGAAGTCTCTTTCGGCTCATTTGGAGGAAGCCAAGGACGTTCCCGCGAATACGACCCCGAGGGCATAGGGCCATCCCCAAAACAGGGTTCGCACTCTCGAATGTGCGGACCCTTTCTTATTCGTGCGCGCACCGCGCAAATGATTACAAAGAGGCGATTAAAAGATGAAGGTAAGAGTGATTGTTCACTTGATACGCGAAGGAGAAAGAGAGCCCATTCGGGAGATGCAAAGCGAGTATTCGGGGTTGTCTGTTGATAAAGCAGTAAGCCTCGCCAAGACCAAAACCGCGCCACAAAAGAAGCGGCCGATGAGTGAGAGATTACCCATAACGGCCGAGGAAAAAAGAATCCGATATAAGGAGGCAAAGCAAAGATGGAATGGGAAGGGTTAACACCGGAGCAACGGAGGGATTTCAAGAAGATCGCCTATTCAGAACTGGCAGGGAAGGTGTGTTGCTGTGGCCGAGTCAAGGGAGAGAAAAAGAGTTTCTGTTACAGGTGCTTTCAATCATTGCCAACGTGGATGAAGAAAGCACTTTACAATCCAGTCCGGTATGTACAGACACATATCAT